AGCAAGTTCATGCCACAACATTAGCAACCAGTTATAGTGCTCAATGTTCTGTCGCACCCAAACATTAGAAGGGTGGTTGATGTGCGTTGCTTTATACAGTCTGGCGTTCATGTAATCGTCAGAAAGAATCCAACGTTTCACTTTACGACCGGAAGGAGACATGCCTGCCCAGTATTTGCCATCAATAACACGATGAGCAGTTGAAAGAATTTGCGCATACTCTAAACACATTTTGACAACATGTTTGTCATTGTGCATTTTAGCGCATTCTTTAGGATCTTCGTCAAGGTAAAAGATGTTCATAATTTAATAAGAATCCCTGCAAGCAAGAAAATAATAATCAGAAGTTCAACAGCAAGAATGGTGTGATACCAAACCCAACGTGCTTGATAAACCTTATTGACCTTGAAGGTCTCTTTTATCTCGCTGACTAACTTCTTCATTTCAAAAGGATGTTAAGCGCTGGTTTTTCGTTAACATTCAGACTATTATACATTTTCTTGATCTTCTTTTCAACTTTTGGTTTTTCTTCTGTGGAATACAGTTTTCTCAGCAGTTTTGCTTTCTTACCGTTCATCATTTTCTCCTTCAAGAGTTTCAAAGTGTGTTGGGATGGGTGCACCTGTAGGTTTCTCTAGTGCTTCTAATCGCCTTTCAATTCTACCAAGACGTTCATCTAGTCTATCCAGTTTGTTAAGGATTTCTGCGACGCCTTGATTCATACCGATACCTTTCCTTTAATCAATGGGTGGTGATCATAGTTGACAACTTCAATGTCATCATACATGAAGTCATCAATAGTAAGTTGTGTGCCACTAAACTTCACCTTGGGAAACAAATAAGGTGCGCGGTCTAGTTGCTGTTCTGCCTGTTCAACATGGTTGTTGTACAGGTGTGTGTCACCAAATGAGATGACCAGTTCTGCGGCAGTATGATTAGTAATCCGCGCCACCATGTGCGTTAATAGTGCATAACTGGTAATGTTAAAAGGAACTCCAAGAAACCAGTCAGCAGACCTCTGGTACATATGACAGTGTAGGTGACGTTGACCACCAATGTCATATGACTTGAACTGGAACATCATGTGACATGGGGTCAATGCCATGTCAGGTAAGTATCTTGGGTTCCAAGCATCAACGATGATACGGCGAGAATCCGGATCGGTCTTCAGTAGTCTGATTGCTTCGTTCAATTGATCATAACCAAGTTCTTGAGATCGCCACTGGTATCCATAAACAGGTCCAAGGTCGCCATAATCGTTTGCCCACTCATCCCAAATTCTGTTAGGATGGATTGCCTTGAGATCGTTGATGTTGGTTGACCCGCTTATAATCCAGAGCAGTTCTCCGACAACAGAGGGCAAGTGTATCTTCTTGGTTGTGATAACAGGAAGTGTGTTATCTGCGAGGGAGAACCGGAGTTGGTGTCCAAAGATTGACCTGGTCCCAGTTCCTGTGCGATCTTCACAAGAATAACCATGTTCAAGCAAATCGCGCATATGTAACATATATGCAAATTCTTCTTGGTTCACAATAGGTAATCCCTTTGTTTCTGCATAATATTTAGTAGTATCACTCATCAACAATAATCTCCGTGTTTTCTTCTTTTGTTTCAAACCAGACTCTGGCACCACAACTCAGAGGTTTATCTGGCGAGTAAACAAACCGACCAACTTCAACGCCCTTATGTATAACTCTGGCAGTATTGCCTCGACGGTTTTGCTTATAGTCCTTGACAGTAAGAACAGGGAGCGACTCTCCCTTGATGTTCTTACGAATGTGGTGTTGATTAACGTGAACGATTGTCTTCTTCATATAACCATGAGATAAAAGCTAAAAATAAAATCGGAACCCATCCTAATACCAAGGGAAGGATTATCATTAGCGGTTCTAATTTAAACAAATCAACAACAAATTGAATTTCTCCCCTTGAACTTCCTGAATCTTCCAACATCTCATCTAATCGTTCATCTTCTAGATTTGTTAACCAACACAGAAAGGAGTACAGAACCACAGAAAACACTGCGCCAAGCATGATGTATAGCGAGAAAAACATTTGGACAGTCATTCGTTTTATCTCCCGTGGTATTGCCACATAACAGCATTACAGGCAGCATGTACTGCACCTTCGGTCAAACCGTTAAAGTGATCGTGTTGTAAGTGTACTGGGTTCGCAAGAAATCCTGGAGGAAACAACTTCATGTTGATCTTCTTCTCCGAGATTTGTTCGGCAGGGTCTTTGTTCAATGGTTCTTTACACCAGTAACAATTACCGTCCTGTTCCTTTATGTACTGTTCCCTGACTTCCCTGCGTTCTTTGGGAGTTAGTTTATCATACTCAACAGGTAGATTATACTTTGTCATTTCACTTGTCCATAATTAAATTGGCGCGGTCTCTCCCGCAGTCACACCACTTCCATCTATTCCTAGATTTGCCGGCCAGAATACTCCAACCCCTTCCCGTTCTGGGCGTGGATTTCCACCATCTAAGTGCAAGGTGTCGCACTAATGCTATCCTTTGGGTAAGAAGGAAGGATAGCGAAACCCCCGAAGAAGATTATGCCGCTAAGGCAACTTCTCCATAAACGTCATCGTTTGCGTTTAGTTTAGTTTGACTCTATTTAACGTCAGTATCATTGACGATTCTCGGTGTGCCTTCAGTCGCCTGTCGAAACCTGGGCATCCCCATCAAAAACACACTACCTAATGTGCTTATGGTGGAGATGGGCGGAATCGAACCGCCGTCCAAACTTCCTATCTCACACTTCAACGAATAAGTAGGGGCGGAGGATGAGCCTTTGTCTTTCACCTCTCCTTAGGATCTTATCCAAATATATGTGGTCTCTGATTACCCCTTAAAACTGGGCTAGACTTTTTGCTGGGAAGTCTAGCGGAAACCCAACTCACGGCCTGATAGTGTGGAGGACTTACGGAGGTTTTATTCACACACAGCAGTTAAGAGCAATTTATCGTGTGAAAAATTTTTTTTCTCAATCATTCAATACAGAGTATTATACTGGTAGTCGGTTTGTGTGTCAAGAATTATTTTTGCTCAACTGTCAAAAAAATCCTCTGTATTAACTGTTACGTTGTAACTAACTTCCCCAATAGTAAGTGTATAAGTTATAGTGTCATCAGACATCTCATAACTAGAGAAGGAGAAGTCCAAGTCTTTCTCTTTCTTTTTTCTATACTCTTCCAAGCTAATGATGTTACTCATTATTCATAAACCTCATCGAATTCGAGTGCTTCTTTAAAGCTCCCGTCCAGCTCTAGTTCTTCAACTATAGCACCTCTTACAAGCTCTCTTGCATAGTCTCTACCAATCGCCAGGCTGGAAGCAACTTCTTCAACTAGAAAGTCTTCGTCCTCCCCCCAAAAAGCAAGAACTATGTGAGCAGCTTCTTGGCTAAAATTACTCATCTTGAGTACCATTTAAGGCTTTTAACACCTCAATCCACTCTTCCTCAGAGATTGGGCTATGATGAAGTGGAGCTACGGCAGGGCTTTCGTCCTCGCCGTATCTTCCACGGTTATCATTTCCTTCTGCGTTTAATTCTGTCTGAGCTTTTTGAACAGCTTTATAATTAGGCATTATTAATACCAAGATATTCGATAACTTCATCAAAGCTATCGACCAGACGTTCTAGTCTTGTTTCTTCTGATGGGTTTGTTCCATCCGTATAAGCTCTTTGAAGCTCAGAATATACGTCTGCCCTTGAATTAATAATAGAAGGAGAATTAGGCTCAGCAGGAGGAATCAGAGATAAAAATTTATTCAGTTTTATAGTAAGGTCTTCCGTGCTGTCCGTGCTGAATTCAGCAGAGATAGAGTCTTCTCCGGTTTTTACACTAAAAAAATATCTGTTCATTTCAACTCCTCAAGAAGCTCTTTGTAGTACGCAGCCTTTGAGAGTTCCTTTTCTAGACCTTCCATAACATCAGTGTGTTCGGGAATCGGCCTGGGATTCTCCAGCATAATTTTAAAGTTCATTTTATGATAGTTGTACTTTCCGGCTAAATAAGACCTGAAAGCCTCTTCCAGTCCATTAGTTATCATCGTCCTTGGCCCTTGTATTTTTTGTAGTTTGCTTTCTTTCTTTTGTTCATACTAGAGAACTTCACTCTAGAAGAGTTCCCGCTTGAAGAAGACCTTTTCGGTTTACTAGAAACCAACCCTTTTAGGGTAATTTTTTGTGCCATATTTTTTCCTCAATCTGAAAAACATAGTATAAGGCTTTTTGAGTTTCATGTCAAGAATTATTTTTGCCCTGATCTTGTTCACTCTGTTCTATTGCTTTTTGTATATACTCCCAGTTCGAAAGTATCTCACGTTCCATTTTTTTCACACTTTCCTCTTTCGATTCTAAAGCAATTTCGGGTTGAGTGTGTTCCAAGTCATGAACATATAAGGCAATCAGACCATAGTGCAAATTCTTCAGCAAATCTTTTCTAGCATCTTCCGGCGTTCCTTTCTTCCCATAACGCTTCAAATATTTTTTACAGTTTCCTATACAATAGCCGATTCCGTGACCGTCGTCAATAGTGTCCTCTGTCGCTTGAATATTGCCAGCCGCATAGTGCTGAGAATAGGTAGAGTCCACATACTCTTTCAGTTCTTTTAGTAAGGAACCTTCTTTGTATTTGTAAGTAGTAGCTTTAATCTCTGCTTTCACTATGAAATTCCTCCCAATCTTTCTGTATACATTCCCGATGGTCGTACCCTTTAGTATCTGTGACTTCACAGTAGGTTGGAACTAACCTGTCTTTTACATCTACTTTACGACAGGTAAGGCACATTTCTAACTCGATTAATTGCATACAATTTCTCCAAATAAAAGGGTATTATAAATGATAAAAGCTACTGTGTCAACTTAAAAGAATCCAGAAAGGACTCTTTTTCGGGTTGTTTTGGCGGGTCTGTTGTCACTTCCCTATAAAACACTACAACTTCTTTGAGTTGTTTTATGTACCTTTTTAGTTCCTGCATATTATATGCCATAAGCTCATAGTCGCCCACAGACATAGCAAAGAACACAACCTGGCCCGCATTTTCTTTCTTTATACGATCAAGAAACTCGTCCACATTAGCTTCAGAAACTACATACCAGTATGGCTCCTTTAAGTCTATTTCACGAGGAAGCAGGGGCTGGGGTATATTCAGCTCCACTGGTACTGTCTGCACCTCTACAGGCTTACTCCACGAGCATCCCGTCATTAGAGAGGTTACGACTATCGTGTTCAATACTGTCGAATACATCTTTTGTTGCATTGTTTACTCTTTTTTCTACTAGTCCTGGCTTGGCTGCAGCGAGCTTAGAAAGACTATGCCTAGCAAAAATATCTAGGTACATTAAAACCTCTCTTTCTGCCTTTACGTTTTTTTCCTGTAACTCAAGAAGGGCGTTATTCTGCTTTTCCTTATTCTTCTGTAGAAAGGAGATAGTTTCTTCCTGCTGTTCTATAGCTGTCTCTAAGCTAGAAAGCTGTCTACTTAATTCTTTATTTTCTTCGTATAAGAAATAGGACACCCCTCCAAGTATGACACCTACAGTTGCCAGAAATTGTACCATTCTACACCTCGGAAATATTATTCACAGTTCTATACTCAACTGTTCCTGCCTTTTTAGAGGCTACCAAAATATTTTTTCTGTTTCCAGACTTGTTATAGCTTACGTGTATCCAACCAGAGAGAGGATCCCCCTTTTCGTAGTATTCAAGAATAAGTTGGTCAAACTCAAGTCGGTCTGCGATCCACCCAAAAACTCGGAAGTTATCCGCCCCTGGACACTCAATGTCAGCAGCCATTCCCTCACAATGCTGAGAACGAGAACTACCTCCAATAGCTTTGTTAAGTTCTATACTTCTATACCCAGAAAGAACCTTAGTTGGCCCAAATCTGTCCCTCACGGGCTGTAGTATTTCTTCACATAGAAAAGACATATTCACAATTTCAATAGCAAGCGGAACATTAATAATGTCAAGTCGTTTTGCAGTCATTGACCTAGTCATTTCCATTAAAGAAAAATTCTTACTAAGTTTCATGTCTTTACTTATCATTCAGTTCCTCAATCTTAATAATCGTTTCTTTAATTATATCTTCGAACCTATTACCAGGATACTGAACGACTATCCTATCGCTCCATAGGTTGTTCTTTACCAACTCGCCCACACAAAAAAGCTCTTCATCTGTCTTCCAGTGTCTATAAGTTACTTTTACCGTCACAAATCTTCCTCTTTTACAAAGATGCCATCAACCATCTTTCCTTTTCTGTCCTTAATATCCATCCAAGCAGTTTCTAAGCAATCTTTTATATTGATATTGTTTCTTTCCATAATGTTAATCATTACAACAAGCATATCGCCTAGATCGTCTCGAATATCCTTACCCTTGCAAACACTATCGGAAAGCTCTCCTAGCTCTTGCATTAGTTTTAAAACTTGGTCTTTGTCGGTACTTCCTTCAATAAGGTTTCGAGCATAGTGCCAACTACGAATTCTTGAGATCATTACCTCCGCAACTCCTCTCGCTTCGCCATTCCATTTATCATTCATTTATTTTGTACCCAATTTTCTGCTGCGTCTTCCGCTGCTTCAATATAACTAAATATTTTTACATCTTTGAGCATTCCTCTCTCCCGTAGCTCCACTAGATAATATTTATCTAATTCGAGCCTAAGAAAGACTACTGCCTCTCTTTTGCCGTTGTCTGACCAAAAGTTGCTTATTCTATCCACCTATTTCCTTCCTCTATACAGCTTAGTAGTTCTCTAAACACTTTTATACAAATTATTAAATCACCTTCTACCAGCTCTACTTGATATATGCCTTGGTCAGATAGTATTCTGTACTCCTTCCCCCCAGATTTTTCTTGCCGCACAACTTCTCTCATACAGATACTTTTCCTTTAATTAGAGGATGGTGTTTATAGTCTACAATTTCTATATCTTCGTACTGAAAATCGTCAATACTCAACTGCGTTCCGTGAAACTTTACTTCGGGAAAAGAAAAAGGCGCTCTTCCAAGTTGTTCATAGGCTTGATATACGTGATCCTCGTACAGATGGGTGTCTCCGAAAGACATGACTAACTGAGACGCGGTATGATTAGTAATTCTAGCTATCATATGAGTTAGCAAAGCATAGCTAGTAATGTTGAAGGGAACTCCAAGAAACCAATCGGCTGATCGCTGGTACATATGACAATGTAACTCTCTTTTAGAGTCTGTCGGATAAGATTTAAACTGAAACATCATATGACAGGGAGGAAGAGCCATATCAGAAATAAATCCTGGGTTCCAGGAGTTGATAATAATTCTTCGTGAGTCTGGGTCTGTTTTCAATGTTTTAATTGCATACTGAAGTTGGTCATAGCCTACTTCCTCTGATCGCCACTGATAACCATAAACAGGTCCGAGGTCGCCATGTTCATTTGCCCATTCATCCCAGATACGCACCTTGTTCTCTTTCAAGTACTTGATGTTTGTGTCGCCTGAAATGAACCAAAGAAGCTCATTAATAACCGAAGGTATATGAATCTTCTTAGTAGTTAT